AGTTCCAAGTGCAGAAGATGGTAATCCATTAGTTGTTTCAGATGTAAATCACATAAGAGAATTTTTAGAAAATGCTGATGCTAGTATAGGCACTCAATTAGAATCATTTATTGAGGAACTATCCAATATTGGAATACAGAAAAAAATGCAACTTACATGTGTAAAATGCAGTGAAGAGTTGCCGGAAGGAGAAGAATACAACTTTGAATCAGTTGTAAACTTTAATACTGTAAATTTTTTCACGGCTTCCTAGCTCGTGCAGAGCCTGAGGAGGTAGTGGCATACCTTAGGAAGCTCAATGATGATTCAGATGCCATTAATAAAGAGATAACTGAAATGGTTATCTATGCTCAGGGTAGTCTGAGTTTCGATGACGTCTGGAGTATGAGTTTACCGCAAAGACAATTGGTAGCAAAAACTATTAATAATTATTTCAAAGCAAAAGCAGGAAAACCAGTATCTGAAGATATGTAATGAGTTGGTATTATAAAGACAAAGAAATAACAGAACTCCCAGATGATTGTGAGGCATTTGTATATTTAATCACAAACCTCACAAACGACATGAAATATGTTGGCAAAAAATTAGCAAAATTTAAAACAACCAAACCCCCATTAAAAGGCAGAAAGAACAAAAGACGTGGCACAAAAGAAAGTGACTGGAAAACTTATTGGGGTAGTAGCGATCATTTAAACAACGATGTAATAGAATTAGGAGAAGAAAATTTCCGTAGAGAAATATTATATTTTTGTCCTACTAGAGGAGTTGCAAGTTACTTGGAAGCCAGAGAGCAATTCGAAAGGCGAGTACTTGAAACAGATGATTACTATAACGGAATCATCAACGTGAGGGTTGGTGGTTCGAAAATTCTTAAAGAGACCTTAAAAGACTACTAAGTAGGTGTGCTAGGCAAAAACTAAGGCACACAAGGCAACACATCAAGGCACACATAGGTCCATACACCACCCCATCGAGGCATAATAAAATCGATTACTTTGACAATCCGGCAATGGCAACACCCGGTGCGAGATCTAGTATGTATGGCGGCAAATGAGATACAGAACACGACAAACAGTATTAAAAGATACAGGCTCTGAGAACAAGCAACCTGTTAGCCACAGAACTGAACTCATCTAGGTTATGTGGTTCCCGTAAGAAACCAGTGACGGTAGTGTATGGGGGGACAAGGCTTACCGCCTCCTAGTAGCACCCGAGATTGAGATGATGAAGACATCACATGATGACATCATTGTTCACCTGTATAGGTGAATTATGACTCCAACATACATGATAACGGTCTTAAATAAAAAATTACAAACAAGTGAAAGAACGGAGTTTACGAAGTGATTGAACGTAGTTTGTAAAGACACGAAGTGTCTAGTAACATTTCCAACTATGTAGATATTTGTGCTTTTCCAGTATTTCCACTATATTATCAGGCATATTAATTGCTTCTCCCAACAATAAGTTTCCTATAGTTAATCTTTTATCATCAAAATCGTATGGCATTTTTTCCTGGACTTTCTGATAAAAGTTCATCATTCTACGCATTTGTGCATTGTGTTTACTGTCTGTGTCATAAACACCCTTTCCAAACCACATAAACAAAGTATTACGCATTATTGTTGTACACTCTATCTGGTCTGGAGTAATATCCAGGTCGTTGTCTAAAAACACAGAGTAAAATGATTTACCTACGTGCGGATATGACATATATAATTTTCCATGTTCTCTGGATATTGTGAAATCTTGTAGAGCAGATTCTGGTAGAGGGACACCTGCATCGCCATCGCTCATAAAAAATATAGCAGAACTTTCCAGTTTGTTTTGTAAAAATTCTAAGTGGTGTATTCTGTAGTTAAAGTCTCTGAGTACTTCATATAGTTCAGGATCGTTTTGTTCTGCATAATCATGAAGTTCCACAAACTCACTATGCAAAACATTTAAATCGTCTCCAAGTTTTTTATCTGGTAGCCTGTTAGCAACAAAACTTTTTATTTTTTCCAGTTCAGATAAAATATCCTGTTCTGTTTCCCCAAAACAGTAAAATTCATTTCTGCTGATTAAATCATTAGGCTGAGACTTCATTCTGTTATAGAATAGTCTGCCGTGCTCTGTGTTGTAGATTTTATAGGTTAGTGTATAGGATTTATCTTTTCCAAAATGTACATCAATTAACATAATCTGTGTCGGTATTGTATGCTGTAAAACCGCCTTCTTTTACTACAGTTAATACATTATTTACACGACCAACAAGTTCTTCTTTGTGTGATATCAGCATGATGTTTTTGCCCTGTTCACGATGCATTTTTTTCAGTACTGCCAGTGCATTTTCCACACCCATAGTATCCATTCCGGAATCTACTAATTCATCAATACATAATAAGTTCATAGGTCTGTTTAAACTCTCATACATATCTCTGAATGCCCAACTTAATCCTAATATAAGTCTGTTACGTTCACCTCTACTTAAATTATCAAAGTCTAAGTCTCTACCATACTCAGTTATCTCTACACCCAAATCACTACTAAATTTAACATCATGTGGTAAGCCTAATTTTTCCAGATAATATGCTAGTCTGTGATTTAAATAGGCTATGTTTTGATCAATAATTTTCTTTCTGATAAAACTGTCTTTGCTTGTGAGCAACTTGTATAAAAAGTCCTGATGTTCTTGTAGATGTGTAAGCTCATTCATTGTCTCAAAACTGATTTCCTGAATACCTGTAGTTTGTAATCCTTCAATCTGTTCAATATAAGGATTGTCTTCTTGAGCTTTTTCTTCCAGTTGAGACATCATTGTGTCCACATTATGTTTGTGTTGCAAAGCGTCTTCTATATTACTATATGACGTGTTAGGTTCTGCAGGTAAATCATCATAATCAGTAAGATTTTGCTCTAGTTCCTGAACTCTTTCGTATAGTTCATTATAGTATGTTTGTTCTGCTTCTATTTTGTCTTTTAATTCTTCTGTGTATTCTTCATGTGTGTCTAAATGTGCTGTATCTTGCCCACAGGCAGGGCATACACCTTCTTTTGCACTTTCCAAATTGCTTTTAAGTTCATTAATTTTTTCCATGCTCCTGTTTAAGGAAACATTTGATCTGCCAAGTTCTTGATCTATTGTCTGTTTTGCTTGTTGCTGTTCTTTTAAAGATGCTTTTACTTTGTGATTATCCAGTTCTTCATCAATATTAATAGTTTCCAGTTTCACAATAGCATTACCAAGCTCTTCTATCTTGGTGTTTTTATTGGCTTCCCAAGCCTTACTGCGACTTTCTATCTCTTTTATGTTTTTTTCTATACGTTTATTGCTTTCTTCTACAGCATTTATGCGTATTTCTTCCTCTTTTATTGCGTCTCTGGTGTGTTTTTGCCTTTCTTTTAACACTTCTGCTTTACGAGATAACTCAGTTATACCCAGTAATTGCTCTATCATGTCCCTTTGATCATTGTTTTTCATGCTCAGGAAAGGCTCAGTATAGGTGTTTAATGCTATTAAATGCTTAAACATATTGTGTGGAAAACCAATAGTTTTCTCTATTTCTTTTTGTGTTTCTCTGCTGTCACCTTGTTGCTCATCGCTAAGTGCATCTTCTCCATCAATAGAAAATTTTAGTATATTAGGACGTCTGCCACGTTCTATTCTGTATTGTTTTCCTTTTATTTCAAACTCCACAGTAACAATCATGCCTTTACCGTTTGTTTTGTTTATTAGATTGTCTTTACGAATATTCGTTAAGGCATCTCCATAAAGAGCATAACTGAGAGCATTTATTATAGTAGTTTTACCTGTACCGTTTCTGCTACCGTCACCTCCCATGTCCAGGTTATGACCTAAAACAAGAGTCAGTTGGCAGTTATCAAAGTTTACTGCCTGAGTATTATTTCCAACACTCATAAAATTCTTTGCTGATACGTTTTTAATCTTTAACACTATTCAATCTCTATACTGTTATAAATGTCTATTAATTTTTCTTTTTCAACTGTCTTACTTTCTATAGTTTCCAATTGCTGTATAACTATTTGATCAACACTTTCGAAACTTATTTCTCCGCCTTCAAATTCTTCCTCTTCTTTAACAGGCAGTAATTGAAGCTCACGGACTTTATATTGTTCTGCAAACTTTTCTCTGATAAAATTTGCTTCTTCATAACTGATACTAATGTCTAATTTTACTCTTGCATAAGTGTATTGGTCTAATAAATTTTGATGATTATCCAATAATTGTTTGAGTGTAAACACTCTGTACTTGGGGCATTCTGTCCAATTTACATACTGAGGTTCTTCTCCCCAAGTAAGGAACATAGCACCACGTTCATCGTCATCTACATCTGCGTAATTGTGTGGAAAAGCATTGCCAATATAATGTATATTATTTTTATATTGACGTTTATGAAAATGACCACTAAACACATATTCAGGACCACTTAACATTTTGTCATTTATGCCTCCATGGTCAGGCATCTCTACCATTGCATTCATTTTAAAGTATGGCAATTCAAAATGACCAAACATATACTTGACTTGCATTTTTGCAACTTGTTTGTGTTCATCACCAACTAGCCAAGGTATAATTGCAACATCATCTTGTACAAAATGTTCATCTACCATAACAAAGTTAGATAGGTCTCTTGCATATTCAATACTGTTTAAATCACGTTTTTCTCTGTAATATAAATCATGATTGCCTGTTATAAAGTAAACAGTTTCAAATGCTTCATTTATTTTTTTAAGATCTCTGATGGTTGCATTCATTGTTGCAACATTTACACTTGCTCTGTGATGATGCCAGTCGCCAAGGAATATACAGGTTTCTGCATTTCTGGCTTTTGCTTCAGCAATAAACCAGTCTACGTATCTGTGACAATCTTCTAAATGTAAACGGCTGTTCTGCTTTAATCCGTAGTGAATATCCGTGAAACATGCCGCTGTTTTAAACAGTTGGGACATATTTTAATCTGATAATGAATTTAAATCTGTTTGATCTGCTTGTTCACGCATGATTCTCATTTCGTTCTCATGCTGTATTTGTCTACCATAACTTGGTAAATGACCTTGCTCAATCAGTATATCATCTCTGATAGTTTGATTTCTCTTTTCTAAATTTAAAATTCTTGTAAAACTATTATTAACTGCGGCAGTATAATAAGCAAATGGATTATCTGATTTCATTTCATTAAATTGCAATCCAATATAACTTAATTGTACTAAAGCCTGTCCTCTCATTTCATCAATGTAGGTGTAGCCTCTCCAGTTTGCTCTGTGGCTGTATCTTTCTACAAGTTTTAAAAACATATGACCTAACTTATTAGTAATTTTTCCATGCTTACAATTAAAGTGTCCATTACTAATACCACCTTCCCAATGACTTCTTGCAACTTCTTTAACTTCTTCTCCAACATAAGCATAATGCTTAAATGGAGGAAAATTTACCTTTGCTAAGAACTCTGCTTCTGTTTTAGGATTTTTCTTCCTGCCAGGCTCTTCTGGGATATGTTCCATAGTCATAATTCTAAAAACCAAATCTTCTACAGGAATACTTTTTGGGTCTACTGCAAATTGTTTTTGCTTAGGCTTATTTTTGTAATCCTTAGGGTCATGTAATGCCATTGCGGCCTGATAGGCCTCAGATTGCATTTTTGCGGCTTTGTTTTCTCTTGCGGCTTTTATACTGTTTCTGTTTATTTTTTTAACATCTTCCAGTATAATGTCGAATTCTGAATATTTGTCATCTGCTAACCAGCAAAATGACATTTTACTTTTGTGAATTTCTTTTAAAATATCTTTATTATTAAGATAATTAACTTTCTTAGGCTGTGCCATTAACTCTCCTCAAAATTATCGTTCATTTATATTGTTAGTATTATACACAGTCTTTTGTGTATGTCAATTAGTATTTAGTAAAAGTGGCCTATTATAATATGTTTTAATGAATATGATAAATACCTATACAGGAGATTTGTATGTCTAAATTTTTTAAATCTATAAACAGCAAGATTAATAACAAAATCGGCAAGGAGATGGGTAAACTTGACCCCAGACTTCAATCCATTGTGGGTGCATTTTTCCCAGGTTTAGGCGGCGGCATAGAGAACTATCAGGATAATGCTTTTCTAGATTTAATGGGAAACAGAGCAGTAGATTTAAATACGCAAGTATCAAATGCGGCGAAAGTACAAGTAAAAGAATCCAAAGGTTCCAAACCAGCAAACATAGACTGGAGAGCACGATTAAGACCAAAAAATGGTGGCAAAGACAAAGTATATCAATCAGACACTAATGGACTTTTAAATCCACTCAAAAAAATGGGCGGGCTGGTGTGGCAAGAAACACCACTTATCTTCTTGGCTGGTTTGAATGAGTATAATGAGCATTTAGCACACGGTATGAATTTTCCTGTAGTAACATACAATTACAGTAGGCCTCCCACACTACCTATTACTGCAGACTTTTTTGCAAACGATGTTTACGAGGCACAATACCTTTTAGCAGTGATGCATTTTTGCAGAACAGTAACCAAAGCATATTTTGGTGAGGCGGCACTAGACGGGGAATCACCTAATCTAGGAACTCCTCCACCAGTATTACTTTTTGAATACATGGGAGAACATGGATTTAATAAAGTACCAGTTGTAGTTAGAGACTATAACTTACAGTTACCAAATGATGTAGACTATATACCAGTTAAATCACAAGTTGATGGCAAGGAACAAACAACCTATGTGCCTGTGAGATTTAATTTACAGATTAATTTAACACCAGCATACACACCTAAAAAGGTCAGAAAAGAATTTGATGTTGAAGCATTTAGAAATGGTAAACTTTACAAGGACGGATTTATTTAATGGCCAAGTATAACAGAAATTCATTCATAACAAACCCAAGACTTTTTGATAAAAGATTTTTGGATTTAAACGACATACCTAAAATAACACCAAGAGTTAGCGATGTATTATATATTATAGAATCTGATTACGATGAAAGGCCAGATCTGTTAGCACACAAATTATACGGGTCATCAGAACTTTGGTGGGTGTTTGTTGTGAGAAATCCAGACCTAATTTATGACCCTATCAGAGATTTCAAAGCAGGATTAGAGATTGCATTACCAAGCGAAGATTCCATCACCAGACTAACTGGAGGGTAACACATGTCAGACTATTGGACAGGTAATATAACAGGTGCAGTAAATCAGGTAAATGCACAAATATCAGGCTCGCAAAGAGGTGATGTTATGTTTTCTGATGTTCAAGATGTTAAAGAATTTTACACAAATGCTAGAACAACTGTTTTTGAAGAATTTAAAAATGTAACAGACATGTCCAGTTATGATTCATTTTTGCAATCCCAGGCAGAAAATCTTTCACTCTTATCAAATAGTGACATAGAACAGTTACAGCAAATATTTGACAATGAAAAAAGTCAAAGTTTTGAAGAGGCTCTAATGGAGGAGATAGGTGATCCTCATGTAAACGATGATGAAAAAAGTTATTATGATGCTGTAATAGATGGCAAATACCTACCTAACAGAGTTATAGGAAACAGACTGGACAAATATCATACTCCCAATTATAATATTAAATTGTTTTTGATGGACAAACAACATGTGATTGAAATGCACAATGATAATGGGGACGATGAAAGAAATCCTATTGGTTATGATGTGACATTAGCAGACCCAGATAGACAAGTGGTATTGGCTCAGACAGGTGTAACAGATATTACAATAGATAATTTAAATATAGAACATTTTAGCAATGATGGCTCTGGAGCAGACCCAGATGCTAACAGAAGTGTTCCTGCAACTTTTAGTTTTACATTAACAGAACCTGGTAGTGTTACATTTTTAGACAGATTGGCGGCCGCCCAAGTATATTGTGGTTATACTGAACAACTTAATAGTGGAGAAGCAAGTACACAAACAGTAGTTGCAGGTGGTAGTCAGATTCCATTTTATTTACAAGTATCATTTCATGGCCATCCTGACAATGCTGACGAAAATGATGAATCAGTTAATGACCATCTTATAGGCAGACCTTTTGTGTATGAACTGGGTTATTTAAAATTTGATATGCAGATAACACCGGAAGGTGCTGTATATAATTGTACGTCACATTCACATAATGATATTTCTGCATTTCCTGAATACCATACACTTAGAACTGAAATAATTATTAGTGGTGATAGCATAAGTCTGCTTATGGACAGACTTCAAAATGCATTAAACGATCAACTTAAAAAGAATAAAGATGCAGGGCAGGATTCAGGAAATGACGGACAGGAAACAGACGCTACGGAGAGTATAGCAAAAACTGAATATACCATAAATTATAACCATATTTTTAAATCAGCAGAAGAAGTAAAGGAAGTAATTGATGGCGAATCTGAAGATGGCTCTGTTTATCAGGAAGATGGCAGATTAAGTGATAGGATTTATTTAGATCCTGACAGAGTAACACCAGTAAGTTTAGCCAATACTCCAGAATGGTATCAAACACCTAATCCAGAAGCAACTCAGGCACGTTCGGGTTCAGAAACTAGTTCTTTAGGCACACAATTTGGTACATACGATCTTCCAGGAGCGGCAGAAGGAGATCCCACTATAGTGGCAGGTGCAACAAATCCATCAGGACCTATGGGCGGTGTATCAGTAGATGGATCAGAAATGGATCAGGGAAATCAGGACAAGGTTAGACTCATACTTTCGGACAAGTCCATGGTAACATTAAGGTTTCCTGCAGGTAAAACTGTAAAAGATTGCCTGTTTACAATTTTAAGTTTAAGTTATGATTTTATGAAAGATGCAACCAGGCTTGTGGATTTTGAAGATCCTAGCAAAGGAGTAGACTATAAAAAAACTTTTGTTAATTGGTTTGATATAAATGGTGCAACCAATATTGATTATAGTGTGTATGATAAAAAATTGAACAAATACAAAGCAAGGATAGAATACAGCGTCGATAAGGTAAAAAGTCCCAGAACTGATGTGGGTATTTCAGGTGAAGAATTTGAACCTCTTACAGATGCAGAAATTGTTACTAGCAGAGTCCAGGATTTGAATATTGTTAAAGAATATCTTTACATGTTTACTGGCTTAAATGATCAAATAATACAATTAGAGTTAAATTTTAATGAAGCATTTGCATTAAAAGTACCTTACTATGGAATAGGAAATCCAATAGCTCAATTGGCATACGCATCTGCAGGAGATTTAACACTTGATGAAGCCGAAGTAGCAAATCCTCTTATAAACAGTCCTAGTGACAAACTTTCTGAGGAGCAACGAAAATCTAATATTTTAGATTTTTTTAAGGACTTGCAAAGTAATATTACAGCCGGAATAGACACATTAGAAGGCAGTTTGGGTGCATTACTAGATGAAAGTGCCACAGGAATAAGTAGGGAACTTATAGAAGATGCAATGGTTAAAAACGACGAAGGCGCCCAAGAATTATTATCACAAACCATAGCAAGTGACGATCAACTTAGAATTGCCGTAAATGCCGCAATTACAAAAAACAGAATTTCTGCACAAACAGGCACACCCACTGAAAGTGATGAAAACGGTCAAGACGAAACTGAAGATGAGGAAGCAAAATCACTAATACCTGTTTTTGGTTCTCAAATAGTGCCAGGTCTAGAAGGCCCAGGTGATGACCCAAGAATAGCAGAACGTTTTGGCAGTATATTAGACGATCAAATACAGGCATTTACAGACAAACCAGCACATAACAGACCCGTAATTAATTATGATACATTTTCAAGCACAAAATTTAAACCACGTCCTGTAGAACGTGGATCAATAAGATCCATGGCATTTGCTCATTTAATGAGTCAACATTCTGGAGCAGTTGCTACTCAAAAGTTTGATGTTTTACTAAGAGGTGATCCTTGGTGGTGGGGAAAAGGAAATTTTTACAAACAAGATAAAAGTCCAGACATAAATGAATATGTTAATGATTTAGAAGGTGCATATTATGACAGTGGTGGTCCTTTAGTTTTAATAATGATAGAGGCACCTAGGAAACTGGATTTTAATACTGAGGACGAAGACCAGAATACCGGCTTTTATGATTTTGGTCACATTAACTATACTATGAGTGGAATATACAGAGTTGTAAGAACTGAATCTATTTTATCTAATGGTACATTTGAAACCTCAATGACTGTGGTAAGAGAACAAGGATATGATGTATCTAAAATAGAAAAAGTAAGAGAAATTGTAAGAGCCAGAATAGAAGAAAGGAAAGAACAGATTAAAAATAAAAATGATGGTATGATGGCACAAGTTGACAATGCATTAGCAGGATTATTTAATACTGTAAATAGATTAACTGGAGGAAATTTGTCTATTCCAACAGCCAGTGAATTTTTAGGAAATGAAGCAAAATACTTTGACCGTATTCCACCAGAGTTTTTAACACAAGAAATTTTAGATAGATTTTATTCAACATCAGGAATAGGATTCGAGTAATGACACAAGATGTAACACAATCACCTCTGACACCAGAAGGATTAGTAAACACAATTAAAGATGCAAAATACTCTGGAATACACCAGGGTGTAATTACAGATACCGCTGATTATCACAGACAGGGTAAAATAAAAGTTTTTGTTTCTAAACTAGGTGCAGAAATGAATGCCAAACCCTCAGAGGGAGAGACATTAGCACCTGGCGAAGTATTAGCAAAATGGTCTTCTCCATTTTTAGGAGTCACAGAAAAGGTTGGTGGTGACGATGTAGACCCTAAATCATATGAATACGCACAAAAAAGTTACGGTTTTTGGATGGCACCACCTGATAGAGGCGTACTTGTTTTAGTAACATTCATTAATAATGATCCAGAAGACGCATATATTTTAAGTTGCATAGGTGGTCCAGAATGGAAAGGCCATATGATGCCATCTATACCTGGAAGTTTATTAAATTATGGAAAAGGTGGTGCAGGATTAAATTTACCTGTAGTAGAGAAATCGCTTAAAGACCCAGTAAAAGGCCAAGAAGGCACTGATACACCAAGACCACCACATCACGATTTAGCAGAAGCCATTGTAACACAAGGTTTAATCACAGATAGTGTAAGAGGTACTGCAAGATATGGATTACGTTCCAAAGACGTAAGCATGACTTATGGTATATCAACACCAGGGCCTTTGGTAGCAAATGCAGAAGAAGGCAAAGGCAATCCTAAACACAGAAAAGGCGGACATACATTTGTTATGGACGACACACCTAATGCTAGACACATAAGATTAAGGTCTGCAGGTGGTAATCAAATTTTAATGGACGACAATGAAGGCATTATATATTTGATAAACAAGCCTGGTACTGCCTGGATAGAACTCTCTAAAAATGGCAGTATTAATATTTTTGGTGAAGGAGACATGAATATCAGATCTAAAGGAAACTTTAATATGAGATCTGACAGAAATGTAAACATTGAAGCAGGTAGAAATGTCAGAATAAAAGCCGCAGGTGATATGAAATCAGGCGAATATGTGGGAATGCCCAAAGGCTACAAAACAGGAATACACCAAGGTGCCGCAGGTGCTGGTGGTGATATTAGATTGGAAAGTACAAGTGGTACAACTATTATGGCAGGAACAAATGCTGTTATAGATGCACAGAATGGAGATGCCAGTTTTAAAGGTGCAAACAAAGTTAAAATAGATGCTAGAAAAATTGACATTATGTCTACTGTAAAACCTGCACCAGTAGGAGACCCAGATGTTTTTGGTGGAATCACAATAGAAGCATTGGGTGGTCCACTAGGATTACTAGGAACAACAGGACTTAATTTAGTTGGCACAGCAGGAATAGGACTTACAGGTGTACCTATTTTGTTAAACTCGCCACCAGGTCTTGCAGGTATCCCGCCACTTAAAGGAATACCAGGGCCTTCATTAAAACCTTTAAGTATGCAGGATTTAACAGATTTATCCAGTACACCACCTGAATACGATAGAGATTCTGAAAACATATTACCAGGAGGTGGTATAAGAGAAGATGGGGCAACTATTAGCACAATAGTTGGTGAAATGCTTACTGCTGAACCATATGCAGGACACTATAAATCAGATGCGGCCGCAGATGCTAACCAATACGGTATGACAGAAGATTTAACAGCAGATTCAGATCCTAATGCACAGCCTCCAGCAGACAGCAACGATCCTGCCGCAGGGTATAAAGCACAAGTTAAACAAATAATGAACGAAGTTGTGCAAAAAAGAATACAAGATGATCAGAAAAAACTTGATGACTTGCTGGGCAGTTTGCCATTTCCTATACCAGGACTAGAAGCAATTAAGGCAGGAGCCAATGCGGCAGAATTAATGAGTAATTTTAATATTGCAGGACTTAAAGGAAACCTTACAGATCTATTAAATTATGAGCAATATCTAAAAGGACTAATTATGCCAAGTTTTAGTTTTAATATTCCTACACTTTCAGATCTGTTAGCAGGTAGATTTGGCTATGCACTAACTCTTCCTGATTGGATGTCTGATATGGAAATGATGATGTTAGATGTTCAAAATAGGTTGGCTGAGTTAGAACAATTCAAAGCAGATGCTCTTGGACAAATAACAGGATTGGCAGGCGATGCCATTGGACAAGTGGCAGGCGAGTTAGGCGTAGATAACTTAAAAAGTGTTGGTGACTTTAGCGGAGTTGTAAATAATTTAAAACAAGAGACAGGCTTAACTTCAGAACAATTAAATCAGAAAGTAAGTGATATTTCAAACAGTATTACTAGTGGAGGCGATTAATGGCAGGTCCTACTAAAATAGAAATAGTTGAAAAAGTAATTACTAAAATGCTTGAAAAAGGTATCACTCCTATATTTGATGGTCCAGGTTTGATATTAGTTGACGAGGCTGGAAACAAAGTTGTAGATTTTTCTCAAGGATTAGGACCTATTAGTGCTGATTTAACTATGATGACAAAACTAGAACAAGCAAACAGAACAGTTTCCAGTTTAGTAAGAGTTAGAATCAGTGACAATCAGATGTTGGCGTTGTGTAGTTTTTGTTCTCATATAGGCGATCAAAATTTTGCTAAAAGTGGTGTTTTGAGACAATTAAATAATGAAAACTACCAACTTGTTCCTAGTGCTCTTTTAAGATGGAGAAAAGGTGCTCCAGAACCTGGGACAGAGCCTGAGGTAAGACTGGACTTTCAGCACAGAAGAGAATTTGAGGCAGAATTGTTTACAACACCAGACATTGTAAAAATAGAATTTGATATTGAAGGACAAAACCAAGCAACTTGGAAACAACTTACTGCTATGCTAAAGAAAAGAAAACAAGAAGCAATGGACGAAATTCTTGCTGGTCAGGCCAGAGGTGAATATTTAGATTTTGGAGATTTATCCAGATTAATTAATAATGGCGATCCTGCAGTAGGACGTCCTGTAGACCCAGATGAAAAACCATCTGGACCTGATATGCCTACTGCTTACTAAGTCTTAATTCTTTTTTAAGATCTGCATTTTCAACAAGTAACCTATATTTTTGTTCTTGTTCTTCTGCTACTGCTTTTTCCAATAATTCAATATGAGCTCTTAAAGAAGCACATTCATTATTTTTATCAACCAGCATTACTCTAAGTTCTTCTTCAAGTGTATCATTTAATGTGGATATGTTTGACATATTATTCCTCAAATATAATTTTTTCCAATAAATCTGTTACAGTATTATTTAACAAAACTTCGCTGTGGCCTGCCTCTATTGTTATGTTCTGAGTATTTATGAAACCTGGTGGAGTTGCACCTTGGCTATCGCAAGATATCATTCCATCGTTTGCTTTTCCTCCTAAACCTGCCACAGGATTAGAACCTCTTGTACACACAATATTAGTGTGTTTGCCTTTAAATGTTTTTTCTTGCAATAATGATAAAACTTCAGCACCTGGTTTAGTATTTTGAAATACTTTACCTGCAAAGAACATACCAAATATCCTAGCAACAGGTGTGCCTTCCCAAGGAGTAGCAATAGTAACTAAGTGTTTTACACGTCTTGGATAAACACTAGCATACCAACTAGCAATTAATCCCCCAAAACTATGTCCCACAAGTACTACAGGTTCTTTACCGAACTCCCTTTCTTTACGAATTCTAAGTATTTCTACTATATCAAATGGGTCATCTTCCATATCATATGCTGGAGCCATAAACTTATGCTCAGGCAATTTTAGAGTAAAATAATTAAAATTCACTGGGCTGGCATTAGCACCATGTAGATAAATCACATTTTTCATTACTCCATTATACACGAATTTTATTTTGTGTCAAGCATTATAACTTGTTTTAATTAATATGATAAATAAAGGTATGGCAACAACATTCAGAGGATTTAATACTGTAGACAATATTAGAGCACCTTACTCATTGTATGATGTTGAGTTGGTTAAGAGAGATTTGCTAAACGAATTCTACACCAGGCAAGGGGAAAGGTTAATGAGACCTAATTTTGGATCTATTATTTGGGACCTTCTCATGGAACCAGAAGATGTAACTACTGAACAAGATATCAGAGATGATATTGAACGTATTGTAGGCAAAGACCCAAGAGTAAAATTAAACGAAACAGTATTATATATTTCAGACCATACTATTAGAGCTGAAGTACATTTGAATTATGTTCAAGCAAATACAGACGATATTTTATATTTAGAATTCGTTAATAACAGTGGTGGTGATGAATAATGGCATATTCAGATAGACAAAATAATTTATTTGCCGCAGAAGATTGGAAAATTGCGTACAAGGCTTTTAGTAATATAGATTTTACATCTTATGACTTCAATACATTACGTTTGTCAATGGTGAATTACATAAAACAAAATTTTCCAGAAAACTTTAACGACTATATCGAAAGTTCAGAATTTATATCTATTATAGAATTACTTGCATTTGTATCTCAATCTCTTGCATTTAGAATGGATATGAACAGCAGAGAAAATTTCCTCGAAACAGCAGAAAGAAGAGAATCAGTTTTTAAACTTGCAAGAATGTTAGGCTACTCGCCAAGAAGAAGAGTACCAGCATCAGGACTTGCAAAAATAGTATCTATAACAACATCAGAAAATATTTCAGACAGTTTAGGAAATAACCTAGCAGGTAAACCAATTTTTTGGGCTGATGCCAACAATGCAGATGCATACGAGCAATTTATTACAGTATTAAATAGTGCTTTGGCTACATCAAATAGATTTACGTCTCCTGCTAAAGACGGCAAAGTAGGTGGAATACAAACTGAAATTTATAGAGTTTTAAAAACATTAAACAGTCCATTAGCATTTACGTTTAATTCAAATGTAGCAGGAAGCCTTAGAAAATTTGAAGTTGTTGATGCAGACTTTTTTAATGAACAATATTTTTATGAAAGGCACCCTGACCCAGTAAACAGTTTTGGATTAATTTATAGAAATGATGGTAAAGGCCAAAATAGTCCAAATTCAGGTTTCTTTGTAATGTTAAAACAAGGAGAATTAAAATCTCAAGACTTTAACTTTACAGCACCTTTACCTAACAGGCAACAAGACCTGGGTGTAGTAGGTGTAAACCAAACAGACTTTTGGTTACAAGAAATTAGAGGCTCAGGTTCAGTAATAACAAAATGGACACAGATACCTAATACTATTGGGCAAACTGTAAATTTTAATGCTCAACAAAACAGAACAAGAAACTTATATGCCACAGAATCGTTACCAAATGACGATATCAGAATTAAATTTACAGATGGTAACTTTGGAAGAATACCAACAGGAATTTATAGAGCATGGTACAGAACTAGTGATAACGAAAATTATGCTATAAGACCAGCAGATATGGCAAATAAATCCATAACAATACCGTATGAAAATAGTTTAGGACAAGCACATAGGCTAACTGTAACATTTAGTTTACAAAGCACAATTAACAATGGTCTTCCTACAGAGTCTGTTGGTAACATTAAAAAGAATGCATCACAGGTTTACTACACACAAAACAGAATGGTATCAGCACAAGACTATAACGTGTTTCCATTTAGCAAAAGTAGTAACATACAAAAATTAAAAGCAGTTAATAAAACTCATGCAGGACATAGCAGATACATTGACATAAATGACCCTACAGGAACTGTTCAAAATATAGATTTATACGGTGACGATGGGTATCTTTATAAAGAATATAATACGTCATCTTCAACTACAACAATTAGTCCTAACAATACAGCAAATAATTTTGTAGAAACTGCAATACCTGAATTACTTAAAAATCAAGGACTTAATAATTTCTTATATGAAACAGCCAGAAAGAAATGGGTAGATTATAAAAATAATTCTTTTGATTTAGAAAGTTTAGACATTACATGGCGTCCTTTACCTGTATCAGATGAAGGCGCAACAGGTTATATGACAGAAACTACCAGTGTAACTTCTGGTGGTTCAGAATCTGTATTAACAAATACATACTTAACATTTAAACAAATTCAGGAAAATAATTTTATTAAGTGGGTAAATCCTAATGATGTTGCAGATTATAAATGGGTAAGAATTACTAGAGAAGAAAATGCAGGTTTACTTACTAGTGGATTAAGTACAGCAGTAGGTCCTTGGACATTAAGTGCAAGTATCCCCACAGGTTGGAAAGCACATGAAGTAATTGTTACACTAAGGAAAAAATTACAAGGTACTGAAATATCAGCAGTACAAAGTCAAATAGAAAACAAAAAGACATTTGGTTTAGGATATGCACCAACTTTTATAAACAGTAATTTACTTGCTGATTCCTGGTTTATTATAGAAAACGAAAATTTAGACAAAACATCTCCTTATGGAGTTGTTGATGCTGGTAAAACAACAGGTAATCCGATTGATAGTAGTTGGTTGTTATTGTTTACATTTGTACCAATTAATGAAACCTCATACAAATATGAAATAACTATTAGAGGCGAAAATTATATTATACAGAGTAACAGTGATATTAAATTTTACAATATTAATAATGTCAAAGTAGTAGATACTAATAACAAATCCAATATGGATAAAATCAGTGTTACCACACTAAACAACAAGCCTGGCAGTACAGAAAGATTTAGATGGTACAACAGCAATCCTAGTGTTGACAGTTTAAACGATTCCTGGTACAGTGAAGAAACAGGAGCATTTACAACACCTGCATCAAGCTCATACAGTATAGGACTTCCTTTAAGATCCAGAGATACTAAGTGGTTTGATGTTGGATTTGAATGGGAAAGTAATTTTGGTATATTAAGAACAGTAAGTCCAACGTCTAAGACACCAGCAGATATAATTAATTTAGATACATTTGCAAATGATACAAAGGTAAGTGTAAACACTTATTTTGATGATGGAACAGCGGCCGCACTTACAAGTAATGTTACTATTGCAAACAATGTAGGTAGAGTCAGCAAAATACCAGGAAATATAACTATACCATTTTCAAACACAACATTTGGATACGATATTATTAATAGTGAAGGTAATGTAATGTATAAGCAATATAACACTGGAACAGGTGTTGTGGAAATATACCATGCAAACAGTAGTGGTGTTACACATAGTTTTGGTGTAAATGGTGCTAGCCATAATGCAAGTTCACTAGGTAGACTTATACTTGCAAACGTAGATGTTGCAACACAGTCTGGTAATTTAGTATATACAGATTTAGAAAATCAAAATTATTTAGATGCTACAGACAGTAGTGGAAAAACATTTGTAGATAAAATTGTAATAAGTTATGAAAACTTTAAAGATAGACTGGATAAAAATATTGATTGGCATATTACAGGCACTTACAAAGAACCAGATGGATATACTGATCCTTCAAAAGTTATAGTTGCTCCATTTGATACAGATAACGATTTAGTGCCAGATAGACCATTACAATTTTCAGAATTTGTGGACTCTAACGATCTAGTATTTTTTGAAAAATATGATGATTTCGATGGTTACACTTACGAAAGACCTTCTAAGGGACAAATTTTAGACTTTAGAGGTGAAACAGTTTTAGTAAGAGACGATTCTGCAGATACATTAAGTCCAGATAGTTATTACAATCCTGTAAAATTCCAGGATTCGACAACTGGTGTTGTTAATATATCTTGGATTGTTGTTGATACATATTCTATGGTAACAACATACTTACAGAACGATACAACAAAATTAAAAGGTGTTAAAGTTTATGTTTTAGATGAAGAAAAAGTTTATATTATGACACCAAATAGTACAGCATTAAATCAGATACGACCAGTTGAGACTGACAAATATAGTGTTAAGCAAGGACGTGGAGAATCTCAAAACACGTTACTTCCAGAAAGTTCGCAAATGGTATTTAAGTGGGAGCATGTTGCAGACAAAGATGTAAGAGTAGATCCTAGTATTAGTAATGTGATAGAGATGACAGTTTTAACAAAAACATACAATGCTGACATACAAAAATTTATAAATGTTCCAGGATTAAGTTTTCCAGTACCACCTTCATCACAAGAGCTTGGCATACAATTTTCTGAATTAAATAGTTTCAAAAGTGCTAGTGACAGTTTAATATTTAAAAGTGCAAAATTCAAAAGACTTTTTGGTACAGATGCTAGTCCTGAACTACAAGCAAAATTCAGAGTTGTCAAAATATCAGAAACAGCAAGTGATAACGAAATAAAATCAAAAATCATTAAAGCATTTAATGAATATTTTGCTACAAGTAATTGGGAATTCGGAGAAACTTTTTATTTTACTGAACTAAGCAGTTATGTACATCAACAATTAAATGGCTTAATAGGAAGTATAGTATTAATACCAAAAAGCGGAAATGCCAAATTCGGCGATATGTTTAGTGTAAAACCAGAATCAAATGAATTATTTTTAAGTACAGCAAAAGTTACAGATATAGAATTAGTAAGCAAACTTACAAGAACAACAATTGATATAGACAATGTTTCAAACGTGGTTGTTGCCAATGATGCAGTTGAATCTACAGGACCATATGCAATTAACGGATATTATCCTTTATATGCTGATGAGGATCTTGCAAATGCGGCTGGCGATGGAACAAGCCACATACATAGATTTTACGGACAGGTATTTTACATGCCAAATGGATTGGTAATGAATAAAACAATGTTCCATGGAAATTACACAGGAACAATAGGTGAGGATAGCAGTTCAACAGGTTCAGGTTCTACTGGAAGCTCAGGCTCTAGTGGTGGATCAGGATCAAGTGGAAGTGGTGGTTCAGGATCAAGTGGAAGTGGTTATTAATGGCTGACAAATTATATAAAAAGTTACCAGGAGTATTGCAAACTACTGCGATAAAAAACTTCTTTGATAGTACTGTAGAGCAACTTTTTAGTCCTGCTAATGTTGAAGTTATAAATGGCTTCTTAGGTAAGCAGGACAGCAATCAGTTTAATGTTAAAGGTAGTTTTTTAAGAGAGAGTACTGCAAATAGACATCATTACAGTTTAACACCAGCAGTAAATACACTAAACCTAGAAACAGGCGAAAGTGAAAATTTTATTTTTTATGATGAGCTGGTTGATAAACTAAAAGTTTATGGTGTCGATACAAAAGATCATAATAGACTTTTTAGCACAAATTATACATCATTCTTACCTCCTATAGATATAGACAAATTTGTAAACTATCAGGAATATTTTTGGAGCAACAATGATTTAAGAGCAATCACAGTTGCAGGATCTTTAGAAAATCCTATAGACATAGATACTGACATTATAGGCAAAAAATCTTTTACTTCTGCAAACAATGTTACATTTAAAAATGGAATGGTGGTTTCCTTTTCAGGAGAATTTGTTATACCATCAAACAGATCTGGTATAGATTACTATGTTGAAGGTGTTGGAGAATCCATAAGACTAATACCTAGAAACCAAAACGTAGCAACAGGATATGCTACTGCTGTTTTAACAACATGGGATAATACTATTTTTACAGAGCTGGATAGTAATGTAAAACATACAGCAGGTAATATAACAAGTGTACAAATAGACAATGCAGGTATAGGATACTTAAATCCTACAGTAACATTTACTGGAGCAAATACAACACCTGCAACAGCAACAGCAAATGCTAATGCATCTGGTAGCATCACAGATATTACTGTAACTGCAAATGGTACAGAATATAGTGCGCCTATAGGAATGGTTGTCACTGGTACAGAAGTATTTACAACACTTAATGTTGCAAACACAATGGTATCATTTTATAATGCAGACAAAAGTACTAAAAAATATTCGTACAATAAATTAGCACTAGATGACAGCAGTAATATTTTTGTAGGACAAAATGTATTAATAAGTGGAACAGACAATGCAACAGTAGAAAGTTTAACAAATACTTCTATTGTTTCCATTAACAATATTACAAATAGTTTTGATACAAATAGAACACCTGGAATTTATACATCATCAGGTACTACAAGTGGTAGTGGTATAAATCAAAACTTTAGAGTTACAGTTTTTGATGAAACAGAAATTCAAACAATAGCAAACGTAAATGATAATAAATCTGTATGGGAAGGAAATGCTACTGTAGTTGCAATAAGAACAAACCTTACAAGAACAGGACTTACTGGTAATGGAGGTTCAGGTACTGGAGCAACATTTGATGTTGAGTATGACGGGAGCCAAAATGTTACAGTTAGTGTTAATAATGCTGGTAGTGGATACCGTAGAAATGATTTAATTAGTATTTTTGGTGACGACATAGATGGAATACCTGGAGGTGTTGATTTAACATTTAATGTTTTAGAGATAGAAAAACCTCAAGGCATATTTGAACTAGGAAATATCACACTTAGTAATGTGTCAGTTTCAGATACATCATTTTTAGTAGACATGTTAGACGTCCCCACAGCAGGAAACATAGCAACATCAGGTTCAGGTAATGATGCAATATTTAATGTTGTTATAAGTTCAGGTACTGTTAGTATTGATATTAATGATGGAGGTATTGACTTTTCAGAAGGAGATACTTTTACAATTTATGGTAATCTTTTTGGAAGTGCAAACTCAGATACAATAACATTTACAATAGATAATGTTCTCGAACCAGGCGATAGTTTTATAGAATTACTTAACGGTGGTACAGGACATGCTGTAGGTGATACAATTACAATTACTGACGCACAAATGGGCTCAGGTGGTGGATCAGATTTAACTTTTGGTATTGCTAGAGAAGGCGATATACTAGAAATTTCCGAGCAAGTATTACTAAATCAGGGTTCAAATTTAAGTGTAATATTTAATGGCACAGGATTTGAAGGCACAATAAGAACAGATATGTTCACATTTACTTCAAATGCTAGTGGTACATTTACCACTGGTATTTCAGATATGGCACTTAGTGGAGTTGACCCAAACACTGGAGACTTTTATTTAGGTGGTGCACCTGATAGCTCAACTAATTATGGTTGGGATTTAGATACAGATTTAGACGGTGATGGAGATGCTGTTTGGGGTGGTAAAACATCTCAAGGCAATCCAGACTATAATGTTATTAAAAGAGGTTCTGTAAACAGAAATATCTGGAGTAGGGTAAACTTTTGGCATCATAAACAAAATTATATTGATGCCGGTATGGATGTACCTTCCAAAGAATTTAGAGCAAAAAGACCTATTATTGAATTTGACCATGATATTGAATTATATAATCATGGTACAAAATTTATAGGAGAAGTTTTAGTTGTAGAACCTGTAAAATCAAAATCAGAAATAGAAGGCTCTGCAGTAAGTATTTTGGTAGATGGTTCACCTTTACCAGTTGGTGGTACAATTATATTCCCTAACGAATCACCTAGTACAGCCAAATACATTTACAAAGTAGAACATGCAAACGCAGTAATAAATTTAACAAGAGTAGCAAACTTAAATGAAAATCCTGTTAATTCTGTAGATGGTGATGCAGATTTTGTACCGTTAGAATTTACAGAAGGTTCAGTAGTTAATGTAAAAGCAGGTGAGCAAAACATTGGTTCAGAATGGTATTGGAAAAACAACCAATTAATAAAAGCACAAGAAAAATTAACATTACATCAGGCACCATTGTTTAATGCCTTTAATGATGAGGGAAATAATTTAGGTGATACAACAATATTTGCAAATAATGACTTTGCAGGTAGCAAAATATTTAATTATAAAATTGGATCAGGAACAAAGGATTCTGTATTAAACTTTCCTTTAACATTTAAACAATTTTATAAATCTAGTGAAATACAATTTGAAAATTTCTTAGAAACAGATAAAGTTACATATACAAAAGACAATACAAAAACTACTGTACCTGGTTATTTTTATTACAAAAAAGAAAAAACAATTCCCGAATATCATAATTTATGGAAAGAAGGAACAAATAAATCTAAGCAATCTGTAAAAACATTTTATTATATAGACAGGTTTGATTTAACAGACGAAAACTTGATTTATTTTATTGGCTGTATTCCAGAAGTGAACACAAATGCTCCTAGTGGATACGATATAAAAGTTAAAGTTAATAATGATATAGTTACAAACTATACTTACACAAATAATGGACTAATAAAATTTAACAGTTTTAATTTTAAAAATAATGATGTCATAGAAATTGAAGCTCATTCTAAAACTGGTTTAATATCTGAAAGAAGTATTAGTAAATTTGATGTACCACTTACATGGGATAGAAATACAGGTAAATTAGATATAGAAAATATATCAAAGCCAGAGTACTTAGAGCATTTTTCAAACTTTATTAAAAATACTCCTGGGCTTACAGGTGAAGCATTGGGTAATAACAATGTAAAAGATTTGGTTACAAATCCTTCTAATGCTACAGATATTGTAAAAAGTGATGAAGATTTAATTTTAGGTTCTTTCCTAATAGATGATAGGCCTCATAATTTAGTAGATGCAATAAACTTTTCTCATAAAGAGTTTATAGGCTATAAAAACAGATTTAAATCAGAAATAGAAAGATATTATAATTCTACAGTAACAGAAGGTTACTCTAATGAATATATTTTAGAAAAAGTTTTAAGAAATGTAATCTCATATAGTGTTGGAAAAGATGTGTTCCAAAGAACATATACAATACCTTTTGGTGACAATTATGTTCAAGAAGAAAAAATTATAAACACATTAAATGATACTACTTATACACCAACAAAATATTTAGATCTAAGCAAAATAGAAAATAGTATATTAGTTTACAGAGTCAGAGGCGCACAAGTTGATTTGCTTGAAATAGACAGAGACTATAGTTTAACATCAACCTCAACAACTAATACATTTACGCCATCATCTGCATTAGATTTACAATTAGCAGATAGACTTGTATTTAAAATTTATGATAAAGAACGTGATAGTGCTGAATGTCCTCCTACACCAAGTGTTCTAGGACTGTACCCTCTTACACAACCAGAAATAATTACTGATAACTCGTTTCAAACTCCAATAGAAGTAATTGTTGGACATGACGGCAGTAAAACTCCTACAGTTGGTACTGAATTAGACCAAATTTTATTAGAATTTGAAACTAGAATTTATAATAGTGCAAAAAAAGAGTTCAGAGATGCAAACAGTTTACCAGAGTTAAGTGTATTCAATGTAAGAGCTGGTAAATTTAGAAATACAAACTTCACAAATGATGAATGGTACGATTTAATGCGAAGTAATTTTAATACATGGAGCATTAAGAATAAAACAGATTTTGTTAAAAACGAATTTTATGATAGTAATAATGAATGGACTTGGAACTACCGAGGCAAAACAGGACTACCAGGACACTGGAGAGGCTGGTACGAATATTATTATGATACAGTAAGGCCACATACCCATCCTTGGGAAATGTTAGGATTTACAGAAAAACCAACTTGGTGGGACACCCAATATATTACAACTACATATACAGATTACAGCAGTAGTAATATTCCCATGTGGGACGATTTAGAACTTGGTTTAATAAGACAAGGACCTAGAGAAAACTTGTCTGGTGACGAATATAAAGATTTAGAAAATAATCCATGTGCAAGACCAGGATTAAAAGATGTTATTCCTGTAGACAGCAGTGGAAATTTACTATCACCTTATGATATCGACTCTACAGGCTCAACAACTATTAGTAAAACTTATGTGGAAACGGTTGCTAATACAAGTCAAGGCTATAAAACTACAAGTTATCTATTAACGGATGGTTTGAACATAGAATTTGACAGTTCAAACATTTATGTACATAGTAAAAATATACCAAATTATGATTTAAGTAAAATAAACACTTCTGACAGTGGACAACCTGTAAAAAATATAAATTCTGCTTATGGAATACCCATAGTAGATTTAAATACAATTAGTTTATCTAATACAAGCATGGTATCAGGTGCTATAGGTATTTTAATTAACGGCCAACCATTAAATAACCCTAATAATGGCAATACATTTGAAAATCAGGGTGTTTGGAATTATAATTCAGGATTTTTATACAAAGATGAAAGAGATCAGGGCATTATTGCTCATACTGACAGCAATGGATTAGCAACTGTAACAGTTCCAACTGCAGAAATGAGTAATACTGAAGTTTGGGGCAACAGTACTACACACTCTGGCATAGTTGGTTGGGCATTTGATGGATTACCAATATATGGTCCATATGGATACAGCACATATCATGCTAATGGTTTTGTAAATGACAATGCTATAACAAATATAAAAAGTAGTTTTGAATTAAAACCTGGTGTGAGAAGTAGCCATCCAGGAGGTAACCATACTGGTTTATTTTTAGAAGATTACCAATATAGTGCATCATTAGAAGCATTACCTGGGAGAACAAGCAAATATAACACAAGATACGGTGTTACTCCTGACTCTCCAAGCACACCTATAAGATTTTATGTAGTAACCATCGACGATGAAGGCAAATCTATGTTTCCTTATGCAGTTGGTGGAGGTACACAAACAGACAATACATATAATAGCGAATTTTATGCAACACCATTTGAGATTTCTACAAATAAAAATGGTACATTTAATAATGGTAGCACCACAACATCAGCAATTAGAAGTGTGTTTACCGAAACGCAAACTAACGATGGTACACAAGGTGCAGAATGGAGATTTGGTGACGGTGCTCCAGTAGAAAATGCTTGGAAATACAGTTCATCTTATCCTTATGCAGTTATATCTGCATTACTGTTAAGTAAACCAGGAAAATTTGCAAGAGCATTTGCAGATCCTACAGCATTATTAAAAACAACACTTGGACCTAAGTCATTTAGGGTTGATAAAAATACAAGAAAAACTTGGAACTATAAAAATGCTGATCAATTTAAGATTCATGGTACTCTTGATACAGATAATAACTTTATAACTAATATAGGTTACTCACAATTCATAAGATCATGGTTAAAATTCCAAAATTATGAAATTACAGATTATTTTAAAGATATTTTATATACTTTAAACAGTAAAATTTCTCATAGAATGGCTGGATTTGTTGATAGTGACACAGCAACTATAAAAACAGATCAATTTAGTACCACAGGTAATGCAACAAGCATTATTATCCCTGTAGAAAACAGAACAATTTCTATTCATGACAGTGGCGACAAAACTAGAAACAATTACTCAGGTGTTATTGTAGAAAAAACTGAAAAAGGATATAAATTAAAAGGTTTCGATCCAACTTTATCGTATTTTAATATTTTAGAGAGTAATAAAGACAAAAATTCGCAGTCAATTACTAGAGGTGGTACTCCTGTAGCATATACAAATTGGGCAACAAATAAAGAATGGCCAATAGGGACTATTGTAAACTATTTAGGAGCATACTATCAGGCAAACATACGAGTTCCTGAAAGTGATACATTTACTGCATCACAATGGACTAGATTACCATCACTTCCGCAACAAGGTGGTGCTAAAGGTATTATATATTTAGAGTCAACAGGAATTATCAAACGTGTAGACTACAACAGAGAGTTTGAAACAGTACAAGAAGTATTTGATATACTTGTAAGTTTAGGAAGATATCAAGAATCTTTAGGATTCGATTTTGGAGAATACGATAATACCATAAATGCAGAAAAGAATTGGATTTATGCCGCAGAACAATTTTTATTCTGGGTATCAGGAGGCTGGGAGATAGGAAATACACTAGAATTGTCTCCAGGTGCTGGAAAAATTAGTTTTTATAAAGAAAATGAAGCAATTAGTGAAATTAAAAGGGTATATAGAGACCAATTTAGTATTTTAGATCAAGATGGCTCTGCAATAGACCCTAAAGATTGTGAAATTATCAGAGAAGGTAACAAACTAGAGATATCTCCTCCAATTGGAAAACAAATATTCAGTTTAACAGTATATACTAAACAAGTAGAACATATTTTAAGTGTAGATAGTATATCAGAATTTAATGATACTTACTATAACGATTTGCTTAACCAAAGAATTAGAAGATTAAACTTTAAAGGTAAACGTACATTAGGTTGGGAAGGAAGATTTAGCTCAGAAGGTTTCATAATTGAAGGTGGTGAGCTACAACCTAACTTAGACAATATTACATCAACTATGGCAAATTATCATACTATTGGTTTTGTGCCAGTTGACAAGCAAATTTACAATGCATCAAGACGATTAATTGGATTTGAGACTAAACCTTACTTGACAGAATTAGGAATTACTGATGATGAACAAGTAGAATTTTATAAAGGCGCTATCCAATCTAAAGGTACTTTAAATGCTATTGGCAAAATACTTAATAGTAACGCAATAGTACAAGGAAATGTAAGCATATTTGATGAGTGGGCTCTTAAAGCAGGCTCATTTGGTGATTTAGATAACAATCAAAGTATAGAACTAAAACTCTCTAAGCAAGATATTGTTCAAGATCCTCAATTATTCCAATTAGAGTTCCCTGAAGATACAACTGGCATAGTAAAAGAAATTGTTATAACAGAAAGAAAATCTAGTTACTATGAAACGCCACTTATTGAAATAAATGCTCCTACAAAGTCGCCTAAAAAACAGGCTACAGCAGTTGCTACTTTAAGTTCAGATGGTACAATAAATAGTATTTCAATTACAGAGCCAGGATCTGGATACGAGAAAGATGATACAACACTTACTGTTCTTACATCAAATTTAAATGTAGCAAGTAACACATACACATTTAATTATGTGTCTGCTGTAAGTACATCATTGTTTGCTGATGCAAATGTCACAGGTATTGCAAATATTACAATTATAGACCATTTTGCTAGTAATGTATCTGCACAAAACATTGATTTAAGTTCAGTAACAGAAGTTGCAAATATAGTTACACAAATAAATCAAAATAGTGTAACAAATGCAAATATTACAGCATCGGCTATAGCAACATTTGACTCCAATGCAAATACTACTACACATGTTTTACAAATATCTGGTTCTGATTTTACATTAGGTGGTTCAGGTCTTGCAAATTTAAATTTAACAGCACAAAGATATCAACCAAGACAAAGATTTGGTTTTAATATTGCTAATAATACAACTGTAAGCGATGTGGTTGTTGCTGTAGATGGTACTAATGTTCCAAGAGTAGATGGAAATGTAACTTATTGGGAATACGATCCTGGGGATAGATTCCAATATACAACATCAACACTTACAACAAGTGGTTCATTTGATGTAGATATAGCATCACTAACTGGACTAATAAACTCTAGTAGTGTACTAGCAGATGAAAATACAACTTTAGTAGAAGGTTTATATCCATATGTTGATGTTTATGTAAACGGAACAAAATTAGAAAACACAGTAGACCAAAGTCAATATTCTGTACCAAACAATACTACAGTTAGAATTTTAGATGTAACAAATCTTGAGGAAGGCAATATTGTACCTAACTCAAATATCTATGTTGTTGAAAAAGCAACCATAGACTTTACAGATGACTATCAAGGTGACGTTCCAAGTAGCGAATTAAGTATTAAAGTACAAAGTAATGAAGGATTTAGTGTACAATTAAGCAGTAAAAGAATATTTGATATTACTCCAGATATAAAAAATGATGAAATAATTACAATAGATATAGACGACAAGCACAGGTTCCTTAAAAAGCCTACAGGTATTAGAACAAATGAGCTTTGGCCACTAGTATCAAATGTTGACTATACTGGTGTTAAAGATGCAGAATTTACAAAGTTACCAAATGCAGGTTATGTAGATAGAAATCATGTAAATTATCAAAGTTTCAGAGTTGTAGACATGCCAGATTTATTTGGTGTTGACAGATTACTAAAACCAAGCAAAAATGAACTTATACATATTGCAAGAAGTGAAAACGATGACTGGAATGTTTATAAATTAAGAGAGCCTCAAGATGCAGGTATATCATTTATAGAACAAGACGGTACTGCATCGTCATATCTGTACACTACAAAAGATTTATTTGAATATGTTGATAGTAATCAATTACAACAAACTGACCTATCCAGGTTCCTTGATTACACACTAGTAATAAAACGTGCAAGAACATCAGAAGATGTTGTAATATGGACAAACCAAGAAGTTGTAGACAAAAAATCAGCAGTAATAAGAGACTTTGGTGCTATTACTATGTTACAAGCAAATGTAGAAAGTATAGGTGTATCAAACACATCTCCTTTTTACTTTGAATTCACTAATATTACCCCAGGTGTAAGATCAAAACTAGTGGGAGACATAGTAAAAGCAGATGCAAACGGCACAGTAACATTTGCTTCAGGTGGCGGAACTACTATTACTAATGGTGATCAAATAGAATTATTAGATCCTGATCATCAACCATATACATTTACAGCAAGTTCATTAGCACATACTGATACTGCAAATGCTACAAGTGGTAGTGCAAATGCATTTCATGATAGTAAAATTACAATCACATCTTCTAATGTTGCAGATGTAAGTAATATAGTAAACAATATTACACCAATAGAAATATCATTTACAGGTGGTAATATAGATGTTGATACAACATCAGAATCGGTTACATCATTGAGATATCTACCAAGTAATGTTGATTATGCTAACGGTACATTTGATATTCATACAGATGATTCCGATTTCCAATCTTATTTTGGTAATGTTGCAAATACAACCATAACAGCAGTTACAAGTAATATATCTAGTATATCGTTTACAACCTATACGCATAGTAACGTACATCTACAAACTGTTACAGCAAGTAATGTAAATTTAAATAATGGAACATTTACATTTAACCAAAGTAATGTTACTGCTAATGCAACAAATATTGTAGGCAGATTACTTACAAAATGTGACTTAGAAGTTATTGGTCACGGTTTATACACAGGTGAAATTGTTAAAGTACTTTCTAATAATATCAGAGGATACTATCAGGTTGAATCTGCAACCGAAGATTCTTTTACAATTAATGCACCTTATCATGCAAATTTAGATACTACAGGTTATGTACTTACAAGAGGTTTACATATAAAAACATCTGAAGATCATGAACTGCCAGTTGAATACAATGGCAAAAGAGTGATGATTCACCAAGCAGATAACCCATATTATAATCAAACATATACTGTTGGATATGTAAAAAGTAATACAGAAATTATTGTAGAAGATGTTTTTGCCTGGAATGCCAAAGAAGATGACGTAAGTCCTAGTTATACAGCAACAGTAAGTGGAAATGTTACTAACTCTAACAAAGTAATTTTAAGTAACCCTCCAATACAAATTGGAAGAAAATTTATTGTAACAGGTACTGGAATCACAGATAGAGTAAGAGTTTCAGACATAAGCAAAATGAATGTTACAGGTGAAATTACACTTGATAAAAAAGTTACTGTATCAGATACAACAGTTTTAACATTTGAAAAAGAATGTGTAATGACAACATTAGATCATGACATGGTTAGATTTAATAATAGTGTTTTCAGAATAGATGATACAACTACACCACAAGGTATAGTAGAATCATTTAATAACACCCAAGCAATTAAGGCAGGTTTAATTAATAAAAGAGGTAATGACACATTTGGAATGAGTATTCCAATGCTAAAAAGACCTTACTTACCTGACGGTACCCCATACAGAAGTTATGCAGGTAAAACACCATATGTAAGAAATGAAGAATTATCTGGAGACGTAAGTTCAAATTTAACTAAGTCAGGGCATATTAGATTTAGAAATCCTAATAATGCAAATTACAAACCATTTAACAAAAATTCAGTTCAAAATTATATAGATCCTAACTCTCCAATGGGAGGATCATATGGTTCAGGTTCAAGATCACCATATGACAATTATGTAAGTAATCCTCATTACTTTGGGTCAGGTGGTTCAGTATTTGGTGGACCTGATGTTGATATAGGAAAAACATATGGTAGTTTCAACAACGGGCTTGTTGATGTTCCAGTTTGGACTAAGAATCCAGCACAAGGCGGACAAGACAGTTCACTAAACAATAATGGTCCAGGAGCACCAATATTTACAGGACAAGCATTACAAGGAGCACCTGAAAAAAGATGTGGACCAGATGCATGTGCTTCTACAAACAGAGCAGGTAGAGGTATTCCGCATAGTGTAATAAAAGGCAACGGACCAATTACATGGAGTTCGCAAAACTTTGCAATAGAAAGCACAGGAACTATAACCGTATCTGGAACTGTAACTGGTACTGGTGCAGGTGCTAGAAAATGGACTAGTGATTATAGTGGTTATTACAGTCCTGCAGGTAAAACTGGTGGTAGTAAATTAGACTTTAAAAAGAGAGCCGCCGCAGGTGCTATAACATGGTCAGATAATGGCGGTACATCATCATTTAGCATACCTGTCAAGGTTAAAGAAGCAGGAAAAATATTCATACATGGTTTCCAGTCAGGTAAAAGAAGATATGATACAACAACTGTTAGTGTTTCAGTAGTATCAGGAAATGCCTCAATAGTTGGTACAAGCACAGTAACTTGTAGGTACATGGGCACAGGTTATAACCCACCTAGCGGTGCAGGTGCAGTTATAGAAGTTGAAATGGATGCCGATGCAGAAATTTTAGTAACAGGAACTTGTCTAGGTGGTGGAAACCACTGGCATTGTAATGAAATGCATGTATCAGGTTCAAGATCTGCTCTTAACAGGCAAAGTGAAAGAATTACAAAAGATGCAAATGGTGATCCATCTGGTAACACAGGTTCACAATCAGGTAATGGTGATTTTACAATTTTTGATTACTCAGATAAATTGGGTTGGAACAAAGTAGAAGAGTTTAATTTTGAATCACCTGGTTCAGGTACTGCAACACTATTATTTAATAACTACAGTGGTAACGATGGTATCCAAGTGTTTAGTGGTCCTAGTAAAGGATCAGAAGATAATTTATTAATTGAATCAGTTTGGAGCAATTTAAGAAGACTTACAAATGAAGAAAGACAGGAATTAAGAAATACATTTGTTGTATCATCAACTGGTGCAACCAATCATAATTATGCAAAAATAAATTATGACGATAATGAGATTAGGAATTCTAATCCTAAATCTAAAAGAACAAATCAATTAATAGGTGTAAAATATGCAGGTGCTATGGACTTTGATATACCTGCAGGATCAGACAAATATATTAAGGTGGTTGTACCAAAAGCAAGTATGATATTTGATCATATTTTAAAATTACCAAATGCAACTCCTACACCAGATAATCCTGTTACAGATCCTAATCCAGTTGTAGCATGTGGTCAACAAAACAGTATGCCTGCAGGCCCAGGTGATGGCACAACTCAACCTCCAGGAAGTAATACTTCAGGAACAGGTGGCTCCACAACAGGTGGAGGCTCAACAGGAGGAAATACAGGTAGTGGTAATGCTGGTGGCTCAGGAGGAAGTACTGGTGGGTCAGGTAACCAACAACAAAATACAGCAAGTAGTACAGCATCTGTAAATCCAGGTGGTAGCCCTGGTGGTGCTGGTGGCGGTAGTGCTGGAAAAAATTATAGCACAATGTATGGTAATCCAATCAAACAACAAGTTATAGATTACTATAAACAAATAGGACAATATCCTGGTCCTAATAAGATTCCTCAATTTAATTTCAATACAATAGGACAAACATCAGGATTTTATAGATCTCCAATGACAGGATTGGGCTTTATACCAAGCATTTATAGAAAACCAGTTAAAATGGTTACAAATAATAATTATGGTGTGCCAATTTCATTAGCAAGTGGTAGATATGTAAACAACCAAGTACAAAAAATTAGTGGCGGGTTTGTAGTACCACTAGCACAAAGATTAACAAAAAATATACCATTAAAATCTAGACCTTTAAGAAATTTAGATGCATCAGAATTACCATATTACAATGTTTTAGATACAAACAGAACTGCTTTTGAAAAAGGCGGAATGTTTTACAACTTTGACCCTAAAAAAATAAGTGGTGATTATAAACTAGGTGACGGAACATTCTTAAGCATTACAGGAGCAGAACTAACTGGTGCTGATGTAGGATTTGGTTTAGGTGAAATGCTTTATTATACAGATCCATATAATGGCTCAACAATTGACGATGATGCGCCGGTAGATACAATGCCTGTTACACCACCAGAAGAAATTGATGACATAATAGATTTAGAAGATGAAGATATAGTTTGGAATCCAAATTATCAAATCACACTACAACCTAAAATAGATGGAAGAAGAGCAGGTCCTAGAGTAATTGTACCACTTTACAAACCAGTACCTGGATTTACAATAGACACTGGCAACATAGCAGGACTTAATCCAGAGGATACATTTACAATAAATGGAAGAACAATAGGACCATTTAAAGGTAGCAGTCCTGAAGCAATTTTAAAAGCAATTAATTGTGTAGATGCTACAGGGTTCGAAGCCAAGCCGTTAAGTAACGATCTAATCAGAATTAGTAGTTGTAGTAACGTACCATTAACAGTTAAAGAAGGTTGTTCTGGTGGACTATACAAAGAAGTATTAGACTTCCATATTAACAGAGCATTTGTGGCACAAGAAGTTAGTAATACTGCCACAGTATCTGCAACAATTATTCCAGATGCAAATACTGATTTCTCAGTATCATATGCTCATTTAGATGTTACAGGTGGTGTTAATGGATATTCAAATGTTAGTTCAACACAAGGTTTTGTAACATCTAGTAACGTAGTACAAACAGGTGGTAGTGGTTACTCAGTAGGTGATAGATTAAGAGTAGTTGGTGGTACACCAATTAAAGATCCATTCACTGGAGTCAAAGAAATTTGTATTAAAAACCCTGGAGCAGGTTATAGTTTACCTGAAAATGTTATTGTCACAGTAGGTGATGGTTCAACTCCAGGAAGAAATGCTTTAGTAAAAAATGTTGTGTTTGATAAAAATAATGGTATTAAAAAAGTAAACTTGTATGCTGGTGGTGAGGAATATGATGTAAACAGACCACCAAGAGTTACAATAATAGACACAGGCTCAATTGGCGTACCAACTGAATATTCAAATACACTAAGCAGAGGTGATTTTATAAATTACATGGTCTATTCTATATCACTTATTGATACAGTAGGAACTGTAGCAAACAGCATACCTGTAGGCGAAACAATTATTACAGAAGAAACAAACGGTGTAACTGTTTCAGAAAATGCAAATAAAATTACTGGTGTTGGAGCCAGATTAAAAGTTATTGTAACACAAAGTGATGCAGGTGTCAAGTCTGCAACAGTTGAAGTTATGAAAGGCGGAAAACACTATCAAGTAAATCAGGTATTTACAATAAGACCTGATGTTTTAGGTGGTACATTTAGTGATACTCCTTTAACATTCCAGGTTGGAAATGTTAATCCAAACATATTAAGATACGGACAATTAATTGCTGATAGTACTGATCACGATACATTAGGCGATGCTCTAGAGCATGGTATAATATCCTGGAAAAATGGTTTCTTACAACCACAACAAGCAGAATTAGAAGCAGTATTAGATAATAAACCAGGTGGAAGAGTACCAAGAGTTGCTAAATTTGAAGTTACAAGTGTTGACTACTATGGTACCATTACTAGTGTACGAATTTTAGACAGGGGAATTTATAAAGTGTTCCCAAGTGATTTAACAAACGGTTTACCATTAGAATATGACCATGTATTACTTGGAGATGAGGCAGGCTGGAATAATGAAGGTACAGAGTATGTTGGTGGTTCCGGTCTAGGACAATTTGATCCAATTACATTAGACAGTTTAGGATCACCTGGTGGTTACGATCCAATTAATAACCAATTACTAGGTGGTGCTGGTGCTAAAATATTCTTAACAGCAAGTGAAATACCAGATTGTTCACAACCAGGAAGTGCAAAAAGAGCTCTTGGATTACCAGACTTAATATCAGATGTTGATGCTGTAACTGATTTTGGATCAGCATTACAGGCCGCAATAGGCGATGCAGGTTATGGACCAGATGACTTTAATGTAAGTATAAATCCTGTAAATGATTTAATATCAGAAATAGATATTTCAAGTCCAATATTTGATGGAATAGAGATAGGAGAAACAACTCCAGGTGTACTTGATGCAATAGGTTTACCGCCCGGCGATTATAATGTGGCATCTTTATGTGTACATGCAATACTAGAAACAAAACTAAAAGATGAAAATCCAGTTGTAACAAATAAAATGAACCAACTAGTTGATGATTTAGGATTAGGATTAGATACTTCAGGACCAATAGATGTTGTGAAACTAATCTGTGTGGAACAAATTGGAGATGAAGAAGATAATAGTGCAAACCCTGGAAATGGACAAGATGATGTAAGTATATTTGGAGACGGAACTGTTGAGTTTATTAAAGATTTATTCCAATACGAATTGAGAAGTTTAACTGGTGATCCTGTAAGATTATTATCATCCGGTGCATCACAAGAAGCAGATATACTTTACTTAGAAAGTCAACGATACTCTGGTAATACCCAGATAAGCTCATCTAATACAAACTATCCTGAAATTCCAAGTAGCATAAGTTCATTTGGAAATATTTGGATAGACAATTACAATGATTCAGGTAAATGGGCATATTTAGAAAATGGAACTGTAATTAGAGAACAAGAAGATTTAACAGATACCAGAAATATAAACAAAATTATAACTTATAATGACGAAACAGGATTAAAACAAAATGATATTCATATGTTTGATCCGTTTAAAGGTATATTACCAGGATTTTTAGAAAACGAAATACATTTTATAGGCGAAAATGACCCAGTTGTATATGACGTTGCAAGAAGTAATTTCTGTGATGAGAAAATGATTGGTAAAATTTGGTGGGATACAAGTACATTAGCATATAATTGGTACGAACAAGGTAGCTCAAGGGAAAGATGGCTAAATTGGGGTAGTGTGTTCCCAGGAAGTTCTATAGGAATATACGAATGGGTACGATCTAATGTGCCACCTACATCTTGGGATTTAGAAGGAACACCAAGAAGTGCATATATTGTAAAATCAGAACCTAACCCACAGACTGGTAAAATAACAGATTACTATTATTACTGGGTAAGAAACAACAAATTACTATTACCTTTTGTAAGAGAAAATCAAAACAGACAATTTAGTGCATTTGATATAGCAAAATACCTATCAGATCCTGTAGGCTATGGTTTAAACTTGATAAGTTTTATAGACAAAAAATCTTTTGTAATGAGTAATATTGCAAATATATTAAATGATGATAACGACAACTTACAAATTAACTTTAGTAGAAACCAAAATACTAATAGCATTAAACACGATTCATGGTTACTAGCAAGGAAAAATGATAACAACAGTAAAATACCAGAAGATTTATCACAAAAACTAATTGATTCATTATGTGGTTTTGATGCTACAGGACAACAAGTACCAGACAAAAATTTAAGTAATGTACAAAAATATGGTTCGTCCTTTAGGCCTAGACAAACATTCTTTAAAGATGTAAAAGGTGCAAGAAAAGTAGCATTTGATTATATTAATAATTTATTTAAATTATTAAAAATGAATACAGAATTTAAAGATTGGAACAGTAACCTTGTAAGTAGTAGAAATTATTTTAGTAATACAGACTGGTTTGCAGTAAAATCAATTGATTATACTACTGGTTTACCAGAGTATTATGATGATTCATATAAACCTGTTTATAGAGTAAACAGTACAACAGAATTTAATTCATTAAAAAATATTAGAGACGGTGTAGTTGTACAAGTTAAAGGAAGTGAAACAGACAGAAGTAGACTTTACATGTATGATGGTAACCTTAGAAAATATAATCTTATTAGTATAGAAAATGAAAATATTCAATTACAGGATTCTTTATACACTGATAATTCAAACACACTATTAGATAAAGAATTAAGAAGTATCTTAAACACTATTAAAGATAATAAATTTAATAATACTGTACACTGGAATTCCTTATTCTTCTTAATGTTAGAATATGCATACGGTGAGCATAGTGGTTTAAGTTGGGCATTCAAAACAAGTTATGTTTTTGTAGAGAAAGAAGAAGAAGATTTAATTAAGTTTGCTGGATTTAAGCCAGATAACTTTGAAAAAGTTCTAGAATACATGAACGAATTTAAACCTTATTCAACTAAAGTAAGAGAGTATAAAGATGGTAAACGTCCGCCTTTAGAGTATATTAAAGATCAAATGATAAGTGATTTTGATAAACCTCCTTATGCAGATATTAATCAAGGTGTAATAAGAATACTTGACGAAAGTTCGTCTAGCGATCTTGCACTTATGGCCAATAATGATGCATATAAGAAATATTCAACTATTACCAATAAAGGTGAGCAACCTATTAGACAGGCAAAAACAAGTTTAATATTTGATAGAACAAACTGGCAACCAACACAATTCCAATGGAACCCAAGTACTGAAAGTGCTAATAGCAGTATTGCAACAAACATAGCATGGCTACAATCTGCAAGTAATTCAGATGTAAGTGCTAATGCAAATGTTAGAGCTATAGACAGAATAATTAAGTTTGATTCCGGTGTTTCATCTAAATTTACAAACGAGATGGAAGTATATTTAACAGGTCAAGGATATGTTGCAGGGTCTAGTGCAAATACTACACTTATTAGTAATGCAACAATATTGTTAAATGCCATTGAAGCAGGATCATTAGATGGCACATTAAATAGTGCAAGAAATAAAGTTGGCGGAAACTTTATAGGTGATATTTTAGATGCTAATGTGTTTAGTAAAGTTGTAGATGGATATGATCCTACATTAGATTATCAAGAATTCTTTGGTTATGATTCAGAAGCATTTGATACAGTATCCAACGATATAAGCATTGAAGTAATAAACTATTCAGGTACATTTGATAGTTCATTAATAAACTTTAGAAGAAATGATATTACATATGAAGGATTTGACGGTGTAACATTTAGCAGAATGCTATACGGAGAAGATAGGCCAGAAGAGCTAGTACAAATAGACCCACAAGAAAACTTTGTACTTACTGTTACAACAAGTCCTTATGCAAATGCTGATTCAAGTAGTAATATTGTAGTAGCGAATGCACAACCTGTTACTTACAGAGTACATAGAGCAATGGATGGAGAAAGCCATTTCCTAAGAGTAAGATCAAGCACCACATTAAGTGCTAACCTTTTATTAAGTGATAGGAGCATTAGTGTAGCAAATGCTAGTGTACTTCCAAGACCAACATTGGGTACGCCTGGTGTTTTATGGGTAGAATCAGAAAGAATTACATATAAAGAAAGAGATACCGTTAATAATATTTTAAGTGGTATTACAAGAGGAACAAAAGGAACTACTGCAGAAAACTGGTATGTAACTGATGAAGCAGGAGCAAATGTAACATTAAATGTATATGATGGCTCCAGTGATCAAGAATTTACAGATTTAGTAGGTGCTCCAGAGTCTAATACATTCTTAGACACAGGCGCAGTAAGTTTAGCAGATTACGATAGTGCTAATGCAAGTAGTGTTACAAGTATAATGAAGTTTTTACATGACAAATAATAAAACTAGTTATTTGCAAAAGTGATAAATAGTTACATGAGCAATGATATGAACCAAAATATAGAAAATGAAAACAACTCGTTAGAAAATCAAACAGTTGATAATGCTGGCATTAATGTCAGCGGTCATATTGTAATAAAAGATTTAGACACAAACGAAGTACTAGTAAATAAACGTAATGCAATCCATTATGGAAACATGGCATATATTGTAGCACAGGCTTTAAATGCCTTTAATACAGAGAATGCCTTTATAGATAGAATTGCATTTGGTAATGGTGCTACAAGTGTTGATACAGCAGGAAAAATTTTATATAAAACGCCAAGAGTTTCAGAAAGTTACGAAAACTCAGCAGGCCTGTACAGCAGAACTTTTGATAAAAGATTGAATCCAGCAACAACGGATACATCTATTACAACGGTTGTAGGTTCCTCACACACAGACATTAAGGTTACATGTACTTTAGGATACAATGAACCAAGCGACGCAGACTTATTTGATACAGCAACTAATAACGAAGGTGATTATGTATTTGATGAATTAGGTCTATTTACATACCCAACAGATGGTAGTAGTATAGATACTAGCACAATGCTAACTCACGTGGTATTTCACCCTGTACAAAAAAGTCAAAACAGAAAAATTGAAATAGTTTATACTGTAAGAGTTCAGTTAAGTTAGAGGATAAAAGATGGCATATACAATAACAAATTCAGATAATAGTAGGACAATAACTGTCCAAGATACTACTGTCGATACCACCTATGCCTTAAAGTTAATCGGAAGAAACGTATCAGGATATGGACAGTATTTTGTAGAAAATACAGTAAGACATCTTGAAAACTTCGCTAGTACCACATCACCATCTGGTGAGAAATTAACTGGGCAACTTTGGTATGATAAAAGTGAAAGTATCTTAAAATACTGGAATGGGTCTACATGGAAAAGAGCAACAAATATAATTGTAAACTCTAGTGCTCCAAGTACATCCAATACAGGTGATGCATGGTTTGATACCGGAAATCAAAAGTTATACATTTATAATGGTACAACATATAAACCAGCCGCATACTCAGGTGAGGTTACAAATGAATACTCAAGTGATTCAAGTGTGGGTTCTCCTAGTAATTACGGTACAAAATTAAGAAATATTTATTTAACAGACTCAGGTGGTAATCCTAAGCCTGTTTTAGGTTTAGTTTACGTCAGTGATGGTACAGTTAATGGTGGTGCAACAACTACAACTGACGGTAAAGAAACATTGATGGCGGTGTTCAGTGATCATCCAGAATTTGTTGCTGGAAGTACTGACAGTAAATCAGACGGTCAAAACATAAACTACTTTACAGAATTAGGATCAACAGGTGGTATAGGTACAACTATTAAGCCAGGTATGAACCTTAGAAGTGAATATGCCGCAACAGCCGTTGCATTGGCAGAAAGAGCATATAAGGCCGATACAGCATATAAAATTAATTTAGGTAATATAGGCTCCCCAGGCTCAAACATTGATGCTGGATCTATAATTACAACATTAGGAAGTTATATACCAACAACTGACGATGCATTTACACTAGGTAGTGCAAGTTTTAAATTTGCTGAAATGTACTCAGGTACTATCACAATAGGTGATGGTTCAACAGGTTTAATAAGTGCAAATGGTAGTGTTGATCTAGGTACATCAAGTACAAGATTTGCTAACGGTTATTTTACAAACATTGATGTAAGTGGTAATGTTACATTTGGTGCTGGTACACAAAATTTAGGTACAAGTGGAGCACCAGTTGAAAACTTCTTTACAGCAAATGCAAGTATTACTACTAGCCTTTCATTAGGTTCAGGTGGTACAGCATTTACACTTCCAATTACTGACGGAAGTGCAGACCAGGCCCTTATTACAGACGGTTCAGGAACTGTAAGTTTTGGTAATGTTGCTTTAAGTACAACAACACTTACTGCAGGAGCCGGTCTTACAGGTGGCGGAGACTTATCTACAAATAGAACATTTGACGTTGGAGCAGGTAGTTACATGATTGTAAATGCTGATAGTATAGAAGCAGATGCAACAACGGCCGCAACAGCAAACAAACTGGTTGCTAGAGATGGTGCTGGTAATGTGGCGGCAAATTACTTTGTAGGTACTGCTACACAGGCTCAATATGCTGACTTGGCTGAGATTTATGAAGCAGATGCAGAATATGAAGCCGGAACAGTTGTTAAATTGGGCGGAGAAAAAGAAATTACACAAACATCGAATCACGCAGATCCAGATGTATTTGGTGTTATATCTACAAACCCAGCATACTTAATGAATAGTGATGCAAGTGGTTTACCAGTAGCATTACAGGGAAGAGTTCCTGTTAAAGTAATTGGTAAAATTGCTAAAAGCGAAAGATTAGTTGCTAGTGACGAGCCTGGAATGGCTTGGGCATTAGGCACAGACGAGTATGATGCTAGAGCAATTATTGGTAGAAGTTTACAAGATAAAGAAGACGGTGGCATAGGAATAGTAGAAGCAGTCATCGGTGCGAAATAGATAAATACAGTTATAGATTACTTATTTAGGAGAACATAATGGCATCAGGAAGTTCAGTTACAATAGACGGCGGAACAAATATGACGCAAGTCGTGGCGGGAGATATTATTGATGATGCAGATTTCAATAATGCCAGAACTAATGTAAACACATTATTAACCACAGCCGCAGACATTACTTTTAGTAGTGGAAGTACTATGGCCGCAGTAAATACTATCTTTGGTTATGGACAAGGCGGTGCAGGTGTTAATGCCGCAAGTGCAGGTGGATTGGTTTATGCCGATAATGCCACAGGTGGTTTTAAAAGATTACAAGACGATGTACAGGCCCTTTGTGCATTTTTAGGTCAATCAGTAAGAACAAACGTTGGATCAGATGTAACATCAAGTACAATAATTGATGACACAACTTGGTCTAACCTCATGCTAAATGTTAAAGATTGTTGGGACAACAGATTTAGCCCAGCAAGTAGAACAAGCTCAACAGGCGATAGTGCTCAAAGAACAGCGGCATGGACAACAAGTTTAGAACAAGAAACAACTTATACATGGGCAAACGAAGGTTTATTAAGAGCCTTTTTTAATGGCGGTGGAAGAATTGGCATGAGTGCTAGTAGAAGTGGTGGTACAAGTTCATCACAAAATACAGACTGGACTAACTTACTAAGTGCTATGGGTGATGTTTATATTGATTACCAAACAGCAGGTGGTAGCTCAGGAACAAATGAAGGCAAAGGTGCTTATGAATTAGGTACAAGTTATCAATTACTTTGGACTAAATTAGGTTCAGGTGCTTATGCTTCAAACTATTTTAAAATGTATGGTAAAGTAAATTCAACAACTAACCCTACAGTTATTACACTTAAAGCAGAATTAAGCGACCCTTACACAGCGGCCGCGGCCGCGGCGGCAGATGGTGCCGTTGGTCCTGACGGTGTACCAAGTACTGGTGACGATGCGGCAGGATATACAGACAGCATTGACGGAACATTAACAATATTTGGAAGACGTCATTTACCAGATGCAAGTGGTTCAGGATTTAGTTTTACTAATCCAACTACAAGCTCAGGTTCAATAAGCGGATCATAATAAAAATAAAACTTTTAAAAGCCAGTTCATAGTAACTGGCTTTTTTTTGACTTATAAATATTGACATGAGTACACGTTTGACAAAAGCATTAGAGTTTGCTAATTATCGTACCACTTTAAATAATCAGCAGGCTCAATTAAAAGCAAAAACTCAAAGCCTTTTGAGTTACAGTATTAATGGTGGAACATTTACCATTGATATTCCATTAATAACATTCTGCAAACAACTTTTGGATGAAGGTCAAAAACAGGTTGTACTCTTGGATATATACAATAATCCTATTCAGATTGAAATAGAAAGTTTTTACGAAGAAATACAAAGTAGATATTTTGAAGTAACAAACGATTATTATGCTGAATATGAAAAGTTAAGAAAATCAAGAAAAGTACACAAAGTATTAGACCTCAATGAAGACGGAACTTAATTATCTATTTGACGTAGACGGAACTCTTACACCTAGCAGAGGTGTAATAGATGACGATTTTAAAAAATGGCTTATAAATTTTGCCTTAAAACACAACGTAGTATTAGTTACAGGCAGTGACAGATCCAAAACAATAGAACAATTAGGCACCACATTATACAACAGATGTAGACGTGTTTATAATTGTAGTGGTAATGATGTCTACGAGAAAGATAGCCAGATAAAATTTAATGATTGGGCCTTGCCAATAGAGGCACAGCAGTGGTTACAATTTAAATTAGACCATAGTCCTTTTGAGATTAGAACAGGATTACATTTTGAGCACCGAACTGGTATGTGTAATTTTAGTGTTGTAGGTAGAAATGCAAACACACAGGAACGAAAACAATATTATGACTATGATTGCAACACAAACGAAAGAACTAAAATTGCAACAGCCTTTAATGAAAAATTTGAAGGTATTGTAGCAAAAGTTGGAGGAGAAACTGGTTTAGATATTTTTCCTATTGGTTGTGATAAAAGCCAAGTAGTAAAGGATTTTGATATAAACAGTATAAGATTTTTTGGTGACAGATGTGATGAAGCAGGAAACGATTATCCTGTAGCAAGTCTTTTACAACCACATCAGGTGTATCATATAAAAGATTGGAAACATTGTTGGGAGTTATTAAAATATGTCTAGAGGTATATTAATGTTTGCTCATAACAATGAGGAAATAGATTATATTAAGTTGGCAGTAGTAAATGCATTACTAATACAAAAGAATTTAGGCATAAAAGATATCACAGTAGTTACAGATCCGTTTAGTTTAAAACATGCTGAAAAAACACTGGGTAAAAGATTACTTAAAAAAGCAATTAGTAATATAATTGTAAACAAAAAAGATAAAAAATTTAAAAATACAAATGTTAGATTATACAAAGACACTAGCCATAGTGTAAAAAATTTACCATTTTATAATGTAAACAGGTGCGATGCCTACGATATCTCACCTTATGATGAAACCATATTACTTGATGTTGATTATTTAATATTAAGTGATACACTAAATCAATGTTGGGGTCATAACAATGAACTTATGATGAACTGGAAATTTCAGGACATTATGTACGAACGAAAAGACCCTTCCCTAAACAGGTTAAACCATTTAGGTATAACAATGTACTGGGCAACTGTGGTTTATTTCCGCAAAACAGAATATGCTGAAAGTTTTTTCAACTTCGTCAAACATGTAAAAAACAATCCGCAATATTATCGTGACTTATACAAGTGGCAAGGTACTCTATACAGAAACGATTACAGTTTTAGTATTGCCGCTCATATGATGTCAGGTTTTACTGATAAAGGAATACCGCAGTTGCCTACTACTTTGTATAAAAGTTTTGATACTGACGATATACATAGTGCTGTAGATAAGAACACAATCATTATGTATTTGGAAAAACCTAAAAGTCCTGGAGACTTTATTTTAACAAAATGGCAAGATATAGATTTGCATGTTATGAATAAATGGGCAATAAATAGAATTAGTGATGAATTAATAGGATATGTAAATGGCTAAAAAATATATACATGTAAACATGCACAAGATTCGTGCTAATAAAAAACACGGTACAAACGAGCCTGTGATTACGGTCAAGGAAGGACGTAGTAATACTTATGGACATAGTGTAGAGATACATGGACCAAGTAAAGTTCTATATGGCGGTAATGATAAACCTCTACTGTCATGTGGTGCAAGAGTTGTAATAGAAACTGAAGCAGAGGTAACCATTGAGTAGAGGCTACATAGTTATAGCACAAAACAATGATACTGTGGATTATCTAGAACAGGCGTATGCCCTTGCCTTGAATTTAAAACTAACACAGAGCAAGGTCAACAATCTGACAGTATGTGTAGACCCTAAAACCAAAAAACTTATAAAAGCAAAACACAAAAAAATATTTGATAATATTGTAGATATACCTTGGCAAGACGATGCCGCAGATGCTGATTGGAAGATAAACAACAAATGGAAATATTATTACATGACTCCTTATGATGAGACAGTAATATTAGATACTGATATGATATTTCCTACAGATGTAAGCCATTGGTGGGATATAATGTCACAACGTGATGTGTGGGCAACTACTAAAGTTAGAACATACAGAGGTGATATTGCTAATAGTGACTACTACAGAACATGGTTTACAGCAAACGACTTGCCAAATGTATATACAGCATTTTTTTATTTTAAAAAGTCAGAACTAGCAAGTGAGTTATTTGCAATGACAGAAATAATTTTTCAGCATTGGCAAAGAATGTTTTACAAATACATGCCGGCAGGCAAACCAGATTGGTTAAGTGGAGATGTAGCATTTGCACTTGCTATGAAAATTTTAGGTATAGAACATCAGTGTACTAGAGAAAATATAGATACAGTACCCACTTTTGTACACATGAAAAGTCATGTACAAAATATAGTTGGTGTTGCTGTAAGTGATACATGGACTGAAACTTTGCCTACATACTATAACAAATACAATGATTTTAAAATAGGCAATTTTAAGCAAACTTACCCTTTCCATTATGTGGAAAAAGATTGGCTCAGTGCTGATAAAATAAAACAATTTGAGAACGACTATGGCATTAAGTGAAGCAGAAAAAAGACGTAGACGTTTTTTAAAAGAAAAAAATAAATTTAACAGTTTTAACGAATTAGTTAAACATCATCAAAACAGAGACCAAACTGTTTGGTTCGATTTAGAAGGAAATATTTTACAAATTAGTGCTGAGCAAAAACGAAAAAAATCTGTAAAAGAACGTAGTGTGGTGTTTACTGCTGAACAATTAGAAATATTAAAAGATAAAGATGTAAATTTATACAGAATTGTACAAGATGCAGAAGTAGAAACTGTGTTTAGTATAGAGTTAAAACCACTTGAAAGTCCTTTTGTTGAGCATGAAAAAGATTTTTTACAACTTATACCAGAGAGTAAAAGTAAAATATTTGACATAAGTGTAAAGTATAATAAAGGAAACTTTACAGTAAAACCTCACAATAAAATTTTAAAAAAATATAAAGATGTAGATAGTAATATTGCCACTGCTAATGGTAAAAAAGTATTAAAATTTTATTTCACAAGCAAGAACGACCCACACTTTATGATTAAAAGTGTTAATATATTACTATCTGATTTACTAGAAAACAAATCTGTTACTAAAAAATTAACAAAAAATCTTGATCAATGTAGCATATATACCATTAAATTATTTGATAAATATGTGTGTATTTAAGAATTTAAATTCAGGACACACAAATGGCAAAAATCGATGTTACAGAACTAGACATATTCTATATTTCTTATGATGAACCCAACTGTGAAGAACATTGGGCAGACTTACTAAACAAAGTACCGTGGGCTAAACGAGTACACGGAGTCAAAGGCTTTGATGCCGCTCACAAGGCATGTGCTAATCAATCAGAAACAGATCGTTTTATTACTGTAGACGGTGATAATATTGTTATGGATGACTTTTTTGAGCAAGTACTTGAAGTACCAGAAACAGATCATGACGGTAACGATATATCAGAAAGTATTTTCAGTTGGAATGCTAAAAATATTTTAAACGGATTAGTGTACGGCAACGGCGGACTTAAATGTTGGCCAACACAATATGTATTAGATATGAAAACTCATGAAGCGGCTGATGACGAAGAAGGTATGGAATTTTGTTGGAAGTTAAATTACATTCAACTTAATGATACTTTTAGTGAAGTACATCAAACTGCATCACCATTCCAAGCCTTTAGAGCAGGTTTCAGAGAAGGTGTAAAAATGAGTTTGGATCAAGGCGCTCGTGTTAGAGCAGACGAATTTAAAGATAAAATTTGGTGGCAAAATTATAATAGATTGCAAACATGGTGTAATATAGGAAGTGATGTAGAGAATGGCTTATGGGCAATCTACGGAGCAAGGCTTGGTTGTGAAATGACTGTGTTAAGTGATTGGGACACTAACCAAATATCTGATTACGAGTGGTTTAAAGACTTTTTTGCAAATGATATACTTCCACGTTTTCCTGGAGAAACAGTTTGTAAATATTCTAAAGTTACCTATAGTCCTGAAATGCTTTACATAGGAATACAGGATATTGGATTACGTTTAAATGAAAGCATTAATGAAATGATGTTATTTGATCCTAATGAACAAATGTGTAAATTCTTTAAAAAGACTTATGTAAATCCAAGACGTTGGGGTGTAATGATTAGAGAAAAGCAAATACAAGATTTGCTTGAAAAAGGATTAATACAATAAGTGAGCAATTATGATCAGGCCGCTGACAAGGCTAAGGAACAATTAGATGCCATAAGTGAAACAATGTGCTATGCAAAATGGACACAGGTGTCCATGCATTTAACTAATGGTAAAACACATAGTTGCTATCATCCTCCAACACATGATATAGATGTTGAGGAACTAAAAACAAATCCTTCTGCATTACACAATACAGCAGAAAAGAAAGAACAACGGGCTCAAATGCTAAAAGGTGAAAGACCTGAAGGCTGTAGTTACTGTTGGCGTATAGAAGATGTAGGCGGTAGAAGTGATCGTGTATATCGCAGTGGAGAATATTGGGCTCAAAATGCTAGAGAAGAAATTGCAGAAGCAGGTGCTGATGGTAACATAAATCCCAGATATGTTGAAGTAAATTTCAACCAAGCATGTAATTTAAAATGTAGTTACTGCTCACCGCACCTAAGCAATAGTTGGGAAAGAGAAATAAAACAATTTGGAGCATATCAAATTGTACAAGGAGAACATAACAATTTAGATAGTTTAAGTAAACAAAGATTATTACCAGAAAAAATTGCACAAGACGAAAATCCTTATGTAAATGCTTTTTGGAAATGGTGGCCTGAGTTATATAAAAACTTAGAAGTTTTTCGTATGACAGGAGGTGAACCATTAATGGATAGTAATACATTTAAAGTGTTAGACTATGTGTATAAAAATCCAAATGCTTGGCTTGAGATGTCTATGACATCAAACATGTGTCCACCTAAACCAGTATTAATGGACATGTTTATTAAGTCGCTACAAAGATTAGAAGAGATACAAATATGGGAGGACCCGGAAAAGTTTAATCCAAACTCAGGGAA